TGATATACGTGTCAGTATTTTTATAATGTTTTATTTTACGAAGATCTTCAACTCTATAAGTACCTGCGTGATTTTTAAAAAATTTTCTAATTTGAATATCTCTTGGATCATTTGTATTTAAAATAATTTGTTCATTTTCATTTACTGTATAATCGTTAATTTCTTCCTCTTTTATAAATTCTGGTAAATTATAATATGGCGTTGTTTTTTTAGAATTACTTCTTATAGATGTTTCCTTAACAGCCAAGAGAGTATTATTTTTATATTTTTTTGTTAAGTCTTCGTTTAATTTATCGTCTTCATAAATTAAAAAAATTTCATATACTCTATTATTGGCTATATTTCTTCCATCTGTTCTACTAATTTTATCTGCTCCTAGCATTCTCAAACCATTCTGTGTATAAACACTTATATCTATTATTTTTTCCCAACTATCATAAAATATATCTATTTTACCATAAATTTTATTAAAATGTTCTACCAAAGCTTCTCTTAATTTAATTGCAATATCTTTATTAACGAGTATATCAGGCCAATTAAAATGAAAACCATATTTAAAATACTTAGTATCATTTTTATTTTTTTCTATCTCAGATGATGCTTTAGTAACAATACATTTGTAATAAGTATTATATACATTATAAATAAATTCTTGTATCGATCTAATATATTCATTGATATCAAATTTTTCAGTAGACAGAATATCGAAATCTATAAAAAATTTAAATATATCAGTTCTTAATTCTACTATACTAGTTTTAAAATGAATATTTTCAGAATATTTTTCTAAGAATTTATCGTAATCTTCGCTTATATTTAATTTACCCCCAGACATAATATAGTGTGTGACTTCATCTTTATTATGTGTATATTTATTACAACTTGTTAACCATTTTATTACTGGATTATCAATAGAAGTCATATTATTATTTAATATATAAATTTTAACTTTATATTAATATTTAAAATTAATTGTAATACTTCTATCTGATATACACATTCCTTTGATAGCAGAAGGAGATAAAACATTACGTTTATATTTATCTTTATTTTTCATAGTTAATGTCATATCATTATCAACTAATCTGATATTATTTAATGCATATTCTAATATTTTATTATCTATAAACCATCTAAAAAAATTTAACTGTCCTACAGTAGTTAAAATACAATTATCATTTAATTTAGTGTTATCATATTTATACCAATGTAAATTATCTATATTAATTACTATTCTATTTTGTCTACAAAAAGGATCAAAAAATTTTTTAGAATAAGCCTTGAGTTGATTTTTATAATCTAGATAAATATTAAAGTATTTAATATCACCGGATGATAATTGTAATGGATATATAATATTATATTTTTTAGAGTAATTTGTTACTAACCAATCTAATAATCTTAGACTTAATGGTGTTTTTTGTAAAATAATATCAGAAAAAATTTTAATTTTATTTTTGTAATATATAAGTAAAAAGTCTACTAATGTCTTTTCTCTGTCACTGATAGTTTCGCTCATCAACTACATAATTATGTACACATTCTTTAAATATATTTAAAGAATTATTTAATTTATTAAAATAATGATTAAAGAGATTTTAGATAAAAAAAATATAACAACCATTAATTTTTTATTAAATAATTTGTTTAATATTAAATTCGAAGACGATGAAAAGATTCCGTTATGCACACAATTAAGTTTAGATAGAGAAAATTTAATTAAAGTTAAAAAATACAATTACAAATACTATGTAAGAGATAATGTCAATTATAAAAGAGGTATTTTATTTTTTTTCAAGGATAGAAATTCACAAAATAAAGTAGTTATAATTGACGAAAATTTCAAATTCTATAATTTGAATGTTATTGCATTAGACGAGTATTATAATGGTACGGTGTTAGAAATTTTATATAATAATGAAAATATAATTTTAGTAGATTCTTACTGTATTAATTGTATAAATACGATGAGATATAAATTTATAGAACGTAGATTAGAATTAGATACATTTATTCATAATTTAATTACAAATGAGAATATAAAAATTAATATAATAGAAATTAATAATTGGGAAAAAATCCACAATTTAAATTTTAATGAAGAAATAATAATAGTTCCAGAAGAATTACCAATTAAATTTGGCTTAAATTATTCGTATTTTGTATGGAAGAATAACAAAAATATTAATTTTAGTCTTAATGTTAGAGAAAATAATGAAAATTTAGATTTATATACTACTAACTTTAAACAATTTAAACTTTTTGCTACTATAAACAATAAATCAGATGACATTTTAAATATTAAAAATCTAGTAAATTATACAAATAACTGTATAGTAGAATTTAATATAGACGAAGAAAAATTAACACCCCAAAGAGTATTAGTAGATAAACAGTATCCTTCTAATATTAGAATTATAGAAAGATCTATTTTAAATAAAAATGAAAATATTAAACTAGATGAAATTTTTAGTATATAATGTTTTAATATATAATGTTTTAATATAGCTCATATTTAATATAATTATATTATTAAAATGATAATTAATTATATTAATTATTTTTTAGTTATATTTAAAATTTAGTAGAGACCGAAGCGGGAGAGGCGAGCCTTGCGGCGGCGGTACGCAGCACGAGCGGCCTTCGCGGACTTAGTCTGCTTGAGCTTGCGAGCCTTGCGGCGGCGGAGAGCCTTGCGCGCGCGACGGACGCGGCGCTTCTTTGGCGAAAGAAGGTGACCCTTGCGACGGAGAACCGACTTGGGGACGTAGTGACGACCCGAACGGGTACGGTAGTAAAGACCGCCGTTGTGACCCTTGTAAAGCTTGCGCTTACGGCCACCAACAACAATGTAAGCCATCGACTTTGAAAGCTTCTTGACCGCACCACGACGTGGCTTGCGGCCAGGCGACTTGCGCGACTTGCGCGCCTTACGCTTGCGACCAAATAAAGACATAATACCAAATCCACTCATTTTTAATATTTAGAAAAGAAAAAAAAAATTTTTTAAATTAAAATTTTATTTAATTTTTTAATTGCATTTTCTTTTATATCGTGATTATTTAAAAATTGCAAAAGAGCTGCTTTATTAGAAGGTTTAAGTGTTAAAGTATCTGTATCTGGTAATTCATAATTAAAATCTGTAAATATTTTTTTTGCTTCTATAAACTCTTTTTTTTCAGTTTCTGGAATAGATATAGCTCGTAAATAATTTTCAAGGCTTTTATACTTAATTATATTATTATATGCAGATACAGGACCTACTTTTTCAATAGTCTTAGAATAATCACACCCAGATAAAATACAGTAATCTATAAACATATCTTGTGTCATATTAAAATCTTCTAATATTTTTCCTAGATTTATTTCTATTATTTCTTTGACAATCGATGTTTTTAAAACATTTTGACATCCAAACGTTAAAGAGTCTGTATCATCTGTTATTGTATAATCAATTAAATTATTTCTTTGTAAAAATGCACAATATTTTTCTGCATCACTTGGAGCGTCTATATAAGGTATACCACAATAATTTAACAACGTTTTACATTCGTCGATGTGGTGTTTTTTAACGTTTATTATTTGTGAAGTAATTTTTTCAATTTCCTGGTTTATCTTTAAAAATTCTTCATCATCTTTTGGTTCCATTTCTTTCAATTCATCTAATCGAAGATATAGTTTATATTTAGCATTCTGTCTTTTTACAAGTGTATTTTTTTTAGCTTCCGGGGGTATTCCGTCAAAAATAAAAACTGGGAGAATATCATTCATTATATAATATTTTATCCTGTTTAAAATTCCTAATATATGAGAATTTTCATTTTTAGAAGCATATTTAAATTTATATATTAGTATACTACAATCTATCGCAACAATAGAATTCTTATAATCTGATATATTCTTACTTGTAATTGAATTTGGTGACATTTTTTTAATCATTGTATTAAGGCCTCTAATCCCCATATTTAATAATTAATTCATTTATGTTTTTAAACTATTTTATTTTTAGCAATAATTTTATATTAATCTTCTCTAAACATATATATAGATACACTTGTATCTACTTTTTCTTCTTCTCTCAAATCTAATATTTTCTTTTCTTTTTTCTTTTTAAAATTCGGATGTGTTGATATATCATTTTGCCTATAATATTCTACATCTTTCCAAAATTTTTCAAGAATATTTAAATTTTTTTCTAGCCATTTCTCGTCTCTGTATACTCTAACAATGTTCATTAAATCCGGTGGTTTATACTCTATAAAATCAGCTATTTTAAGATCGCAAATAAATAAATTGAGTTGTACTTGAGGATAATAATGATGTGGTATTTCACCTATTTTAATTTTTCTTCTATAAGGGCATTTAACTTCAAGTAAAACAGGTTCTGCATAATCATTATTTTTATCTATACAAATTCCATCTGGCGAACCTGCTAACCAATAGTAATCTTTATTTTTATATACGTCTTGATGACTTATTAAACCAAAATTATAATTAATGCTTCCTGTAAGAGCGCAATATTTATCTATTGCTTCATCTTCATATTTCTGTCCATGTAAAGTAGCTTCGTTTCCAACAAATGGATTTGGATCATAACCACATTTTTTAAAAAGTATTTCATACGATTTTTGATAAGGATTAAGATTTAAAACTGTACCACAGTCTGAACTTGTTAGTTTATTTTCTCTCTGTTTAAACCACATATCAGATCTTTGTTCATATTGAGGTATTTCCAATAATTCTTTTATTTTTTTCATTTATTTAATATAAAATAAATCTAATGTTTATATTAAATAATGGATAATGAAGATATTATATATTCTATTTTTAAATACAGGAATATAAATGATATTATATTAAATAGTAGTATTTCTAAAAATATATTAGATATTTGTAATTCTCTAATTTTTGATAAATTAAATATTATGTATTTTTTTAAAAGATTTAAAAAGAGAACTTTTTTTACTATAAAAAGAAAACTAAAAACATATTATACATTAAAAAATTCATTTATAAATAAAGAAGAACAACCAATAATTATTTTTTAAGTTTTTTAACTGTAACAGTAGGTGCATTTTTCTTTTTTAATTTTTTTTCATCTATACCAGAGTCTTCTTTAGTTTTTGAACTATTCTTGTTAGAATATTCCCATAATTCTTTGCTTCCAATTTTAAATCTTCTTTCTGGTTTTGCTCTATACCAAAATACACAATCTTGAATTTTATTACTTTTAGATGTATTATCTAAAACTAAACAATCATAACCTTCTGTACAACAATTCATTACATCTTGAAATATAGAAAAATGAGGAAATATTCCAAAAAAATTTTTATAAATTTTTTCTTGATTCTGAATTATATTTTCTCTTAGGACAAAAATGTAATCTATATTAGATCTTAAATCTGGTGGTAAATCCATACAATATTGCATTGTTAACATAAAACTTATTCTCCAATGTCTGCCGTTCATAAAAATACCGCGTATATTTGTATCTCTTACCATTTTTTTATCATACATACAATCATCTAGCAATATAAATACATCTTTATCTGTTGTTTTTTTCTCTTTTATTACATTTTTTTGTCTGTTTATTACTTGAGATATTATCTCAGGTTTATATTCACTATGTATTAAAATTTTTGGTATATAACTGGAATAAAATTCATTCCCATCTTCAGTCGCTGATATAGCAACACCTGCATTTATTTTTCTAATGTGATATAATATATCAGCAACTAATGTACTTTTACCGGTTCCTCTTTTTCCTATAAAAACACATGTAGCTGGACCGGCGCCATTAACTCGTCTTTCTTCTATAGATTTTGGATTAAATCTAGAAAGATTAATAGACATTATAAAGTTATTAAAATATATTAATAATTAAATTTAATCCCAATAATTATCTGTTAATAAAACATCCTTTTCTAATGTTAGAAAAGAATATGCAACGCTAACTAGAAATCCAATTAAAAATGAAAAAAATATTTTATAAATTTTATCGATTTTTTTGATATCATCGCTAATGTAATCCAATGAATTATATAATATAAACATAACAGTTATTATTATTAATATTATAATAGCATCTACTCTATAAAAATCTAACATTTAATATTTAAAATTATTAAAATAATATTTTTTAAACACAATATAAAAATATGTATTATTAATAATTAAATGAAGACAGAAATTAGAAACATGAAACAATATAATAATATCAATAATATTGATTTTGGTGAAACTGTAGTTTTTATTAAGTTTGGTTCAAAATGGTGTAAACCATGTAAAAATCTAGAAAAAGAAATAGATAAACTTGACAAGTATATTTTATATGATGTAAATATAGATAATGACGAATTTAAGGATTTCATGGATGAAAATAATGTTTTTTCAATTCCAGATACTTTTATTAAATATAAAAATAAAACTTCGCGTTTCACAGGTTTTAAAACAGTAGAACAACTTGAAGAGATTGTGAAACAAATTACACAGATGTAATTATCTATAAAAATCTTGCAAAAAAATAACTAGTTTAAAAACAAATTTTATTTTTAAATTAGCTATTTATGTCCGACAAGTATAAAAAATATTCGCAAATAGAACATGTACTTGCCAGGCCAGGAATGTACGTTGGCGACATTAAAAATTGTAATTCGTCTTCTTGGGTAATAAACAATGGTAAGTTTGAATATCAAGCCGGGGAATGGAACCCTGGTATATATAAAATTTTTGATGAAATTTTAACAAATGCATCTGACGAAGTTCAAAGAAACACTCAACTTACAACAATCAAGGTTGACATCGAAGACAATGTTATATCTGTATATAATGACTCTGGTATTCCAATCGAACTTCACGAAGAATATAAAATTTACATCCCAGAGCTTATTTTTACAAATTTACTAACATCTAGTAATTTTGATGACACTAAAGAAAGAACCACAGGAGGCTTAAATGGTCTTGGTGCTAAACTAACAGCCATATTTTCTAAAAAGTTTATGATCGAAACATGTAAAGATGGTAAAAAATATACACAAATCATAGAAGATAATCTAAGCAAAATTAATAAACCAAAGATTACTAAAAGTACAAAAGAATATACACGAATTACCTTTACTCCAGATCTCGAAAAGTTTAATATAAATTGTATTAGCGACTTTACAATGAAAGTATTAGAAAAAAGAGTTTATGACATTTCTGCAGTAACAAGAAAATCTGTATCAGTTCATCTAAACTCTAAAAAACTGAATATCAAAGACTTTTCAGATTACATCAATTTATACATCGGCGATAAAAAAACTTGTCCAAGAGTAATTCATGAGACAGAAAGATGGAGTGTAGCTATAGCTCCTTCTGAAAATGGTTTTCAATCAGTCTCTTTTGTAAACGGGATTAATACCTCTGATGGCGGAACACACGTAGATCATGTTATTAATCCTATTATTAAAAAACTAACAGAAATTATTCAAGAAAAACATAAATCTATTACTATTAAACCACAATACATAAAAGACAATATATTTGTGTTTATCAATTGTCTCATAGTAAACCCTTCCTTTTCATCACAAACTAAAGAAAAATGCATTACTAAAGTGTCAGAATTTGGAAGTAAATTTGTAGCAACAGATGATTTCATTAAAAGCATCACTAAAATTGGAATAATCGAGAATATACTCATTATTGCAGATGCAAAAGAAAAGAAAAGCCTTCAAAAGACAGATGGTAAGAAAACAACTCGTGTTAATATTGCTAAACTTGATGACGCAAATAAGGCAGGTACTAAAGAGTCTAATAAATGTACTATAATTTTAACAGAAGGAGATTCCGCAAAAACAACTGCTATTTCAGGTCTTTCAGTAGTTGGAAGAGACTACTACGGAGCTTTTCCGTTGAAAGGAAAAATACTAAACACAAGAACTGCTACTTATTCTCAATTGTCTTCTAATACGGAAATCAACAATATTAAACAAATTATTGGACTTCAATCTGGTAAAAAATATAAAAGTCTTAATGATCTAAGATATGGAAAAATACTAATTATGACAGACGCAGACACAGATGGATTTCATATTAAAAGTCTTCTAATTAACTTTATAAGCAATGATTGGCCGGAACTTCTTAAAATGGATTTCATCAGTTGTTTAGTAACACCTGTTATAAAACTAAGTAAAAGAAATACAATACTTCCTTTTTATAATCTCAGTGATTATAATAATTGGAAAAACAATAACGATATTTCTGGTTGGAAAGTTAAATATTATAAGGGTCTGGGTACAAGTACTTCACAAGAAGCAAAAGAATATTTTAAACAGATGAAAACTCTTACCTATAATATTACAGATAAAGATGACGAAAAAAGTATGACACTTGCGTTTACTAAAACAGAAGCAGATTCTCGTAAAAAATGGATCCTTGATAATATTAAGTATCCAAAAACATTAGATTATAATGTTTCAAAAGTAAATGTTAAAGACTTGATAAATAAAGAACTTGTGTTATTTTCAATAGAAGATAATATTCGATCAATACCAAATTTAGTAGATGGATTTAAACCATCGCAAAGAAAAGTAATATATTCTTGTATTAAAAAAAATCTAACAACTGAAATTAAAGTATCTCAACTAGCCGGTTATATATCAGAACATACAAGTTATCACCACGGTGAAGCAAGTCTTCAAGACACTATTATAAATCTTGCACAAAATTTTGTAGGTTCTAATAATCTAAATCTTATCAAAAATCTAGGACAATTTGGTAGTAGATTACAAGGTGGAAAAGATGCTTCAAGTCCACGATACATATTTACACAAATGACAGAAAACTTTAAAAATATAATTCATCCAGATGACAATGAACTACTAGAATATCTAAATGACGATGGTTATTCTATAGAACCAAAATATTATGTCCCAACTCTTCCCTTAATTCTTATAAATGGCGCATGCGGAATTGGAACAGGATTTTCAACTGACATACCTTGTTTTAACCCAGATGATATTAAAAATAGGCTCTTGAATCTCGTTGAAGATGAAGATTGTGAAATAGAAAAAATAAAGCCGTGGTATAAAAATTTTAAAGGAGAAATAAACGAAGTAGATGATAATAAATGGACTACACACGGAATCTATAAAATAGATAAAAATTTAGTAACAATTACAGAACTTCCAATTGGAACTTGGACGGACGATTATAAAGTTTTTCTAGATAAACTAGAATCAGAAAATACTATATTTCACTATAAAAATTCATCAACTGAAACAGATGTACATTTTGAAGTTTCAATACCGCTAGAAAATATAATAGAATGGACCGAAAATAAAGAATTTGAGAAAAAAATGAAACTTGTTAGCCACTTATCAGCTAGAAATATGTTTGTATTCGACGAAAAGAATAACATAACTAAAATGGAAAGTCCAGAAGAAATAATTTATAGATTTTGGATTGTAAGAACTGAATATTATCAAAAACGCAAAATAAATAAACTATCAAAACTATCAGAAGAACGTAATGTATTGAAATCTAAAATTAACTTTGTTCAAGAAATTATGAATGATACTATTAAAGTTTTTAGAGTAAAACTAGAAGATATAAATAAAAAGTTAGAATCTAAAAAATACCATAAAGTCGAAAATTCTTATAAATATCTAACAGATATGAAAATACATTCTTTTAGCGAAGATACAATATCAGAACTTAACAATAAATACAATAAAATAGACAAAGAATATTCTGATACATATAAAATGACAACATCGGATTTTTGGAAAAAAGATCTAAATGAAATCTAATACTTAGCTGTAATATCCATACATATAATGATAATATTTACTATTATTCATAAATCTAGGAGACCAATGAGGTGATCTTTTATATGGTTTACGTTGTCCACAAGTTAAAATAGTTCTTCCAACTCTTAAGATATAATCACAGCCTATTAAAAAATTTAATTTAAGATAATTAAAATAATAATACATTTATTTTAATTAAAATAAAATATTAATATTTATAATAATATAAATGAATTGGTTTTTAGTAATATTATCTATGAC